GGTGGCAAGGAAGCGGATGCCGCTGATGCGGTAGTGGTGTGCGCTGGCAGAGAATCCAATCGCTCCGCCAGCCGGGGTGTTGCCGGTGTTGATGGCGTAGAGTTTGTTGTTCCCGCACCAGTAGAGGCTCGTCGGGTCCGTGGCGTCAGTCTTGTAGTACCAGCTATTGTTCACCGCGCACGACAACGGGATGGCCCCGCTAAAGTCAGTTTTCGCCGTTAAAGCGTAGGTGTTCGACGCTGGCACGGTGCATTCAAACAGGCTCCACCCCGAGGTGATGAATGACCAGTATTTCTGCCCCGCGATACAGGTGCCGGTGGACTGCGGCCCTGAGCGCTCAGGCACAAAAGGCCCGACGCGCCAGATCGGCATTTCGCTGTAGTAGTCGCTGGTGATGCGGGAACCTTCCGGGGGAAGCGTTCCGGTGGTCGTGATGACGATTTGACCCGTGCCGCTGGAGTTCGCGCCGGACTTTGCTGGGAAGTTAATCGCTGCTGGCCCACCGCTTCCCTTTGAGTAGTCAATGTTGAACGAGCAGTCGAGTGTCTTCGTGATGCTGATAAGGTGGTTCGCGTTTCCGTCCGCCGCCGCCGCGTTGTTGATGGCGGTCTGTAGCGTCGAACAGTCGGTGATCGTCGCCGTCGTTCCCCACACAGTTGGCATAGCTGGCAATACGGGCGTGCTGGTCGGCAGGGTCGGCATCGCCGGATGTGGCGATGGCAGGGCGCTGGTCGTCAGAGTTCGGTTTGTCGCATCACAAGATCCAGAGGTGCTGCACAACTGGTAATTATAGAGCGTGTTTGCGTTGAGTCCGGAGATGAACCACTCATGCGCTGTCGTGTAAGAATGGCTGGCCTCAGACACTGAGCCATATGCTACTGTGGTGCCGTACTTGATGTACGATCCAGTCGCCACGCTCGTCGTCCACTTGATCGTCGCGGCGCTGTGGCTGATGTCGGTCACGCTGACGGCGCTGTAGGTCTGCGCTAAAAGCGGAATCGACAGCAGGAGCAGTAAGCTACTGCGCATACAACCCTTCAACCACCATCACAGTGTCCCCGCTGACACCGTTCATATTGCAACCGTACCCATAGTGGCTCGCGGTTAAAAAGTCCGTTCTCCCTTGCTGCATGACTTGTTTCCAGTTGATCCGATCCGGCGAGACGGACCACGTTCGATTCACATTATCGTCAACCATGCGAAAAGAGATCTTACCTCGGGACGTCGATTGAACGTAGTTCAGGTAGGTGGAGTTCCACGACGTCGCATTATTCAGTTTGGTCGAATTGAGGCCAATGTGACTTTGCATGAGGGTAATGACTTTGTTCGATGCGGCGGTGGTTCCGTCAGTTAAAACCAACCCGCACGACGAACTTACAGTGGCGTTTATCGCAACGTCAACATCGAGAATAATCGTGTACGGGGCGGCGGGCACAGCTTTGATCGCTGCTCGAATAGAATCCCCGCCTGTACCAGCCCCACTATCAAACAACACGCTCCCGGTCGTCGCAGTAATTGTCGCACCAGCGCCGAATGTGGTGCCGTTGCTCCACGGCAGCGTCGGGATGTACTTTTGCCCGGTCCAATATGAGTACGAAGTCCCGTTGCACTGCGCTTCGTAGATGGAATCCGTCAACTTGTACAGCGTGCCGGAGTTAGCCGAAGTGCAAGCCGGGAGCGCGGCGTAGGTGGTTCGAGCGGTGCCTCCGCCGATCCCAGTGGGAGGCGTTGAAAACGTCCACGCCCCGGTGATTGTTGCCGATCCAGCCTTGTTCGGCACGTAGGCGCTGTCAACGTCGCAAACCACCGCGCCCGTCGTCGGTGTGCAGACCAGAGCACCGAGCGGGCCAGCCGTGACGCTTGCTACGGCACCCCCGCCTCCCCCGCCTCCCATGCTTCCGGGAATCGGGTACTGCGCCCATGCGGCCGAGGCCAAAACCATGATCGAGATGAGTCTATGCACTGGGGGTCTCCGGTTTCGTGGTCACGATGGTGGATGTCTTGCTGATGGTTTCCGTGGAGCCGTCAGAGCGCTGTGTGAAGCTCGTCATGGCACCCACGACCTTGCCGCCTATCTCCGCGTTGTTGATGCCGTCGTTGGCTCGTTGGAGCGCATCCCCGACCCACTTGGGAAACTTCATGCCCAAGTCGCCAGCACGCTGGAGAAAGCCAATCCACTCAGCCGTGAGGAAGTAGGCCGCTAGTACGGCAGCGATACTGACCGACTGCCCAGCGACATCGACTTGCAAAATGGGCTCTTTGGATAGCATCCACACCAGCCAGATCATCAGCGACTTGACCGCCACGTCTTGTTTGAAGTGGATCTGTCCGCGCCGATCAGGAAGGAACAGCACGCACGCCAGCGTGGCCAGAAGGTTAGCCGCGATGCCCAGAACCAGCCACCGGAAGGCGGCGTTCATCGACCAGAAGTAGCCGACGTGCGCAGCAATGGCCGTTTGAGCCGATATCGCCCACCATGGCCACTCTGCCGAAGGCGCTGCGGTCGAGATGATTGTTTTGAACCAGCTTTGCATCGGCGGTTCGCTCCTTGGGGTGGTTTGGTGTAGCAGGTTCATGTGGTCCTCTTGATCGTGGCAGGATCAGGGAACGGCGGGACGAAGCCCGCCGCCACTGGGGTTAGGCTTTGGCGATGATCTTGGCGATGGCCGCGTTGACGCCGGGGATGTTGAGGAGCCCTGCGTTTGCATCGGCAGACGGGTAGATGTCCGTGTAGACCTCACGGAAGTCCTGAATCGTCCCTTCGCCCCACATGCGGACCAATTGCGCCACGTTGTGCCAGTCCGAGCCAGCCCAAACGACGATGCAGTAGGGCTTGTCGGCTTCCAGCCCTTCAAAGGCTTCGATAGGCGCGATAGAGGCAACCGCCTCACCGGCCACGGTTTCATTGATGTGCAGCGGGCCGATACGGAAACCGAGCTTCGTCAGCTTGTCGGCAAACTTCGCCGCGTCCGCGATGATGATGTTGTCGGCCTTGTTGGGTGCTTGTAGCATAAGATATCCTTATTTTGTGGTGATACGTTGCTGGATTGTGGCTTCGTCGGTGTGGTTTGCGCTGGTCGCATCATATGCCGTCGCCGCCTCTGATATGGCGATTATCGCAAAAGGCGCGTGCATGTTGGCGTTTCCGCTCATGGCTGCTGGCCTTTCGCTTGCTTTTCTTGCTCTTCTTTGTCGGCCACATTGTCGAGTGGTACTGCAACATCACGAGTCAGCGCCCGAATCTTCATTGCCGCCGATGTCGCCGCTCCCACGTCCTGCGCATTCACTTTCATTCCCTGCGTTAGCGCCTTCACCACGGAGGGCGAGTGCATCAGTTTTGATAATGCCCCAGCGCCGATAGCCAGCGGGATGCCCGTAGTCGGTTCGGTGAAGATGTAGGTGAGCTGCCCGCCAACAGAGATCAACTTGCCGGACCCGCTTGGGTTCATATCTTTGGCGCTGTCCTTCGCGGCTTGGAAAAAGTCGCCTATATCCTTGATGAGCGCCGGATTCTTGAACAGTATGCGTTTCGTTTCTGGCCCCATATCGCGCCATTTAGAGTGAAGGCCGTCGAGCTTGTCAAATCCGCCTTCGTATTCAGCTTTAGACAGCGCATCTTCGAGCCACGCACGGCCAATTTTGGGCGCAACGTCTGGTGTCTCATCCACGATGCGGCGCAAATGCTCGATTCCGTTGTCCTTCGGCCAAATCGTCTGCCCGTAGGCTTGAACGGGCTCCTCCCTGACCTTGTTGGCGACGGATTCGATGCGCTTCTGATTGGTGACAAGTTCGCGCCCGTCTTTGAGCGCCTGAAACGCCTGAGGCGATACGTCTTTCACCGCCGCGTCAACCAATGGCTGGAGTCGGGCCACCAACTGCTTCGCAAGCCCAGCGTTCCGTCCTGTGCCATCCCGCGCCATCTCTTTAAAGTACGATAGGCCGAGTTCGGCTGTGGTGGCTGGTACTAGGTTTGGGCTGGCGATCAATTCTCGAATGGCGTTGTAGCCAGCGCTGGCCGACTTCTGAGCGGCTGGCATCATTTCCATCTCCTCAAAGATGGATCGCATCTGGTTTTTGATCTGGCCAATTTCCACCGGGGCTTGAATCGGCTCCATTTGCCCAGTAGTAGCGTTCCACTGCGCCATGCGAGTTGCGGCTGGTGAGTCCATCTCCGCACGCCACGCGCCGTAGGCTTGATTGGCCGATGAGGTGAAGCGATCCACCTTGTCCTGAAGCGCCTTCTGGATTTCTACGCCAGCGCCTTCTGGGGTGATCGACTGGCCGGGGCTCGTTTTCTCTGCCAGCTCACCACCAACGCGCTTGAACCCTCCTACCTCCACCTGCCGCGCCTTTTCGGCCACCATCGCGCCCAATGGCGTCAGATCCGCCGCCGCCTGAGCGTATCCGATGAACGGTGAGCCTGTTGCCGTCCGCATGGATGAAGGGATGCCGTTCGCGTTCTTGAACTCCATGGCAGAGCGCGTGACGGGGTTCGCAGGACGCAGCCCGCCCGGTACCGACGAGGCTACTTTCTTCATCGCCTCCGGTGCAGCGACGTTGGCCAGCAGTTCGCCAGCCCCTTCCGCGAATGCGCCGGGGCGGGGCCGTCCCAGTTCGTCCGTCTCGCTCATGCGATCGGCTATGCCGGAACCGATCGGACCGACGACAGGAACAGCGGCCAGCACAGCGCGGGCAGCGCCGGGTAGCGTCTCCCCCCGGTCCAGTTCCTCCTTGGCCTTCTTTGCCACCGCGATATGAGATAAAACCGTGTCCTTGATAAGCGGTCCCAGCGGGCCAGCAAGGGCCGTCAGAATCTCTTCGTCAACCCCTTGCGGCCCTTCTACGACGCGCTTCCCCATGTCCACAACGCCTTTGGCAGCATTGGCGACTCCGGTGCCAACCGACTTCGCGGTGTCCCACCACGAACGCTCTTCAGGCTCACCGCTGACGGCGCGTTCTTCTTCCTTGGTCCATGGCGTGCCGGGGACGTGACCGCCCGCGCCTACACCAGCACCCTTGCGGATCTGTTCAGCCAAGGCGGCGTAATCGATGGGAGCACCAGCCATTATCGGATACCTGCGGCTTTCTTGAAGGCGTCGGCTTGCGCCTGCGTTTCAAATGCATGTTTCCCGCCAGCCGGATCTGTCACCACGAATTTTCCGCTCCCGGCAGGCTTTGGAGCCTCGAAAGTGGTGCGATAGTCGGGTAGAACCTGCTTCGGGTCCATCCCGTAGCGCTTCGCCGTGTCACTGTAGAATGTCTCAATTTTCGAGTGATCTTTTTCAGCCTGAGAATACATACGGTTGGCCTGTCGTGCAAAGTCTGCTCGCATTTCAGGCGCAAGCCGTTCTCCATTCAAAGCGCGATTGTACATCGCCCTCACCCGTTCCGGGATTCCGCCTGCATTCGCTGCTGTGGCCTGTTCACCTTCACGAACCGTCGAATCCGGGTCTTGCATTCGCATAAAGCCGAAAATAACGGAGATATCAGCCGCTGCCGATGGCTCCTGCACAGCCTGCTGAATCTTTCCGTATGCATCTCGCACTGAAACGAACTTCTTAGACTCCTTGGCGAAGTCGTCGCGGAGCATCCCCTCGCGCTGCACTCCGGAATTGGCTTGAGCGATGCGTGATGCGCTGGCCTGTAGCCCTTCCATCTGTCGGTTGTGACGTGCCATCTCCTGCTTGGCTGCGGTTTCAAGCGCCAGCTTGTCGCGGTCCAGCTTCGGTACGCCGAACTCGTCGGTACCCTTCAGCGTCCGAGCGTCCATCTCTGCTTTGGCGCGGTCCTTCACAGGAACAGTCATCATCCCGCCACGCGTCATCCACGCTCCCGGATAGGATGGAACCTTGCCTTTCATCTCCGGGTATAGTTCAAGGGCTTGATTCAGACCTTCCTGCGTCGGATCGGCGCTGACGGCCTGCATGAACGCTTCTGTGCTTTTGCGGACGCCTTCTTGCCGCGCGTTGGCGATGTCAACTTCCTGCTTTTTTGCCTTAGCAATAGCGTCAGCCTGCTCCGCCGCCGCTTTGGTGTACCGCAATTTTCCCAACATGACGGGGATAGACCCCTCGTCATAGTCTGGAGAAATCTTGACGGCTGGGTCCACCTGTTGAATGGCCGGAATAACCTGCTGGGCCCATGCAGCCGCGCGTTTTTCCGGTGGCAATGTCATAACCGAGGAAACTATTGATCCGATCTGTTCGGCCTTGTCGGCCTCTCCCTTGCGGCGCTTTTCATCCATCTCCAGAAGGCTTTTCTGGTGTTCGTCAGAGGCTTTCTGCCACGCATTGATACCACTGCCGGAAGCGTTGGCACGGATGTAGGCGTCGATGTGCTTCGGATTCGCCGAGTGCTTGAACGCTTCCGAAAACACCTGCTGATCGGCCTGCGCCTGCCGCATGGCGTCGGCTTCGATCATGGCTTTTTCGGTTTCCGCGTCGGCATTGCGAGTGGCCGCTTCGGCTTGTCTGATCCTTGCGGCGTTTGCGGCCATTTCAGAATCGCGTAACCGATTGCCGCGACCAACTTCCATTGATCCTCCACGGGCGATCAGGTCAAGTAGAGAGGCTGGTGTTCCCATTACGGCTTATTACCTTTCCCGAGATACGCGGCAAGAATATCGCCAATGCTCGAAATACCCTCGCCCAGCGCCGAACTTTGCCCAAGTGTACCGGACGCCCGCGCGTTGGCTCCTCCTACCGCGAAGTTTCCGGCGCTGTTTGCCGCGTTCATCCCCGTATTACTGTTGACGATGGCCGACTGTAGTCCGGTGGCGCTGTTGGCGAGTGCCCCGGTCATGCCCGTTTGTGAGTTGAACTTTGAAGCGTCCAATCCCAACGACGCCAACAAAGAAGCGATGTTCGTGGTGGTGTCGCCTTCGTACTTGCCTGCGTTGATCGTGTTCTGGGCGATCTGGGTGCCAGCGTTGGCCTGCGCTGCGTTGAACTGGCCGAGCCCGGTCGTTCCTGCGCCGATGAGCGCCTGATTTCCGGCAAGCCCGGTGCTGAAGTTGGTATTAAACGAGTCCCGCGCCCGGTTGAAGGCGTCCTGATAGTGCGTGGCCGCTACGCCCTGACCGTATTTGGTCAGTTCGGCCAGCGTTGAACCGCTGGAACCGAGGCCCCGCGCCGCGCCCGCGTTCTGGATCGCCCGCGCCCCGCTTTGCAACTGGAATTGATAGGCAGGATCGTTCTGGAAGTCGTCGTAATTGAAAGTGAAGCCAGGACCACCGACGAGCGTTTGCAGGTTGGTCAGCCCGGTCTGTCCCGCTTGCAAATACGGATTGATCGCCGCTGTCTGTGTCCCGAGCATGTCGGCCAGCGTGGCGTTGGCCGTCCCGGTGGCGTTGTTCACCGCACCGATAGCCTGCCCACCCGCCGCGTTGAGATTGTTGGACCCTTGGGCGAAAGCGTCATTGACTCCAGCTTGCCCGGTCTGGCTGGCCGCTTCTACGCCTTGGATGCCCTGTGTGGCCGCATTGGACACCCCGGCTTGCCCGGTCTGTGATGCCCCAAGAACTCCGCCCATCGCCGCCTGATTGGCTGCTGCGATTTGCTCTGACGCTTTGCCAGCACTCCCAAATCCGAGAATAGATTGCAGGAGGCTGGTCGCTGGTCCGATAAAGGGAATGAAGGATGCCATCTTATTGCCTCATGTACCAATTCAAGTAGAATCTGTCCGGCATACCGCCTCCGTGTGTTGCGTCCGCGCCATCGGACGGCTTTTTCAGCTTGGCGTTTGCGTCTGAAAGCGTGTGGCTGTGCGCCGTTCCTGCTCCGGTGTTGCCAGTAGCCGCTGGAGCTGCGCCCGTGCCGCTTTGAACGGTGACCGTGGCCGTGATGGCGTGCGTGTGTGCTGATTCGTCGTCGGTCTTTGCCGCCGCTTCCCACGATGGAGCCGTGGCCGCTTGAAACCCGGTACCGCCGCCGCCAATTAGCACTGGGCCGCTACTGAATCCGCTGGAGTTAAGGTTCGGCGTGGTGACCGTGGCGATGGTTCCGTCACCCTGCGAGATGTCAGCCGTTGCGCCGTCACACAGCACCCACGCGCCGCCGATGGGTGCCGTGGTGCCAGCGACGATGTAGCCCGCCCCCGAATCGCCTGGGAGGAACCGCCATGCGCTGCCAGACCACTGGTAAGCGTGGTTGTACTCCAGTTCGTAGTAGATCGCTCCGGTATCATTGACGCCCAGCGTGGTAGGGAGATCGGCCAGCAGCGCCACCGTCGCCGCGCCTGAGAAGTACGTCCACTCCCACGTATTCGAGACGATGCGCGAGATGTAGGCAAGTCCGGTATCGGTCTGGAAGTAGATGAACCGCTGCCATGCGTCCGGGGTGTAGTCGGTGGTCGCCGCGCCGCCGCCAGTCGGCACCATCGACGCAGCAACACCGGAGATCGTCGGAAGTTGCGCAGCAAGTTTTCCCAATTGGTTGAACCAGCCAGACCACGCCGAAGTCAGGACGCCAGCGGGCATCGGATTTGCGGGGCGTTGGTTGAACGGGACGCCGTTCTGCCCGCCCTGTCCCGCCGTGATCGGCGATTGGATTGGGGGCAAACCGACGTTGATGTTGGGGGATACGCTCATTGCTCAGTCCCCGGTGCGACACCCATGTAGGCGTTAATGTAGCGTACCAGCTCAGTGCTGGAGGTGGTCTTGATGCGGAACGTCCGTTGCCGCCCCATGCCCAACTGCCGCCACATGTAGCGCGGCGCGTTGCCCTGCGAAGTTTCGGCGCTGGGCGAGATCGCGGCGCGGGAGAATGGGAACGTCTTGCCGCCATCGTTTGACCACTCAAGTTCTGCCGTGGCGGTGCCCATGTCGGCATCGAGTTGCAGGAGTGGATACTTGATCTGGTGTTGACGGTCGGACGCCGTGGGGAACGTGCGGGTGTAGGTGATCGCCGTTCCAGCGTCGGACGGGTAGCCCTGCCCCTGGTGGTAGATGTTGCCGCTCTTGGCATCCCCGACGTAACCGGGGGAAGTCGAGAATAGGATACCGGGAATGTTGGCAAAGCACGCCGGGAACGCTCCCTCATACTGCCGTTCATGCCATAGGCCAGTGGTGAGGTCGTAAACGTAGGCCGCTTGGGGCGTCCAAGAGGAGTTGCACGTCAGAAGGACATAAAAGGTGTGGCCGTTCTCCTGGTAGCCGTATGCGCGGGTGTAGACGATCTCCTCCATGATCCCCTCTGGCTTCGATGCCGTGATTCCGAGGATCTGCTGTTCGATGGCCGGGTTAGAGACGCGGATTGGATTGGTGCCCTGCGTCATGTAAACCTGGAGGACGCCGTTGGTGTCGCACCCCAGCCACATGATCGTGTTGTAAAACTTGACGACCGAGAACGGCGCGAGACAGCCGAAGTTGAGAGTGGCGCCGGGGACGCGGGCGAACGGAAACAGTGGATTGCCCGCGTTGTACCAGATTTCCGTCGTTTGCTGCCCAAAGATCCACAATTGGCCGTTCAGGACCGCAAGCTGGTTTTTGTAGTCGCTCCCGCCCGTCACCTGCACAGTGTCCAGTGCGTTCCAGGTCGTGCCGTCGAGGAAACCCGAGACGCTGACTTTAGTTGCGTCGGCTGTGTCAATTGCGATGTAAAATCCATCGAGATATTCCAGCGCCCGCCCAGCAAACACGATATCCATGGATGGCCCGGTCGTGTTGGCGTTGTAGATGATGCCAGCGCCAAAGTCCATAACGAGGATCTGAGTCCCGTTCGCTACGATTTGCACCGGAGAAAGCGTACTCGCGAAGTCCATAACGCCAAAATCAGTGGCAATTGCACCGCTACTAGCAACTTCATAAAAGCGGCTGTTTGAGACGGCGAACATGCGCTCGTCACCAGCGAATAGCCCGCGAACCGGACCAACCGAGAGCGTCGAAAACGCCGGGTCGAGCAACCCGGGGCGACCTACCAGCATCATGGGGCTTTTGGAGTGCGCGCCGCCAGGTTCCGGGTAGAGATTGATAGCCCGTTCGGCGTCCATGACAGGAGAAACGGCGAGATAGGTCGGACCACCAAAACCGGGGACTGCAATGGTCTTCATCACCAGCCCCTCCCAGCGTTGCCGGTCATGTAATTGAAGCCGGTGCGGTTGGTGACGGCATCGAAAGCCGGGTCAAGGCTCAGAACGGGCGTTTTGGCGTTGTAGCTGCGCAAAGTTGCCATGGCGAGACGCGCTTGCTGCTGAACGAGCGGTAGAGCCTTGTCGATTGCGCTGCCGACGATGTTGTTTTCCTTGCCGTACAGCAACATCATGGGCGCGATGGCGACGGCGAGGCACTTTCGCAGCGCTTGCGCGTATGCCGGTGGGAACTTGATAGCCGTCGTTTGATCGGCGAACGCCGTCAACTGCTGCCAGGTGTAGATTTCGAGGATGTAGGACGCCTGCGGCCCCGGCCAAAGGTTGATTGAGCCATATCCGAGCGTCGGGTTGAAGTTGGCGTCATAGTACAGCACTAGCGGAATGGCTGGCTGAAGGTTCTGTACGCGAATGGAGGCCCACTGGTCCACATTGATGATGCTGACAGGCTGGCGAACGACCGGCGATGTCGTGTTGAGGATGATATTGGCGTCCTGGATGCCCGTGGGACGCGGCGCGGTGAAGTCAGCACCCACAGGACCAATGGTGTACGTGATCGAAGTCCCGTTCAACGCGTACTGGTTGGGGACGTAGGCGTAGACTAGCAATTGATCGATCAACCACGAGTCGATCAACTGGTTGGCGACGACGAAGATATCCCCCAGCACTTCGGTGGACGGTCCCTGACCAGCCCGCAGCGCCCCGAGATCGCGGAGCGCTTGATAGGCGAGTTCGTTGGCGCTATAGGATTGGATGCTCATTAGATGACCTCGATTCGGTCGCCAACCTTGAACAATAGGCGCGTTTTGTAGTCGAGGATGATACACCCTTCAGATGCCGCTCCGGGGATCTTGATTGAATCGGCATGAATAAGGAACGCGGAACGGCCAAACATCTTATTCGTGGAGTCAGGCTGAAGCACACAACAGGCTGGCCCAAACTTGGCGTGCTTGGGGTAGATGAGCGTGATCGTATATCCGCCGCGCGGGAGAGGCCCTTTATTCTTCAACGCCTCGCTGGCCGTAGAATTGACGTGACCCGGAGAGCCAGCGTATCCGCGCGAGATAGCCTTGCCGCCTTGCAGCAAAACACCTTCGGCCTGTTTCCATTGGTACGTCATTTAGTTCGTCTGAATCTGCGACGGGGGCGCGGTGGCGGCTTCGGTCTGCCCAGCCGGGGGCTTGCGGCCCAGGAGCGCAGCGTTGAGGTTGCGGATTCGCGCCATCGAGTCCATGTAGTTCTTCACCAGCACATCGCTGGGGGCGACTTCGTAGCGCGGTGCGAGTGCCATGGCGAGAGCGTAGGTGATGGGTTGAAGGTAGCCAGGGGGAAACGTGATGGTCGTCGTAGCGTCGGCGAATTGCGTCAGCGCCTTCCACATGGTCAACTGAATCGTACCGCCAACCGGGATAGGCGACACATAGACTTTGGCGTTGCTGGTGGCGCGGTCATAGAACAAAGCCTCAATCAGCGGTGAGCTTTGATCCCGGTTCGGGATGCTGGCCCACTCAACTCCATTGACGACCCGCACAGGAGCCGTTAGCGAAGCGGTGTAGACGGCGACATTGTGGACAGCCGCCTCAATCGCCATTGGCCGCGTGGTATTCCACGTCAGCGCAGAGCCGATGGTATAGGAGTTGACGCCAGCGGTCAGCGCGAACGTCTCCAACGAAAGGGCCGGAACCATCAACTCCTCTGAGGACATGTTGTCGAGCATGTCGTTCGCCGTGCGGAGAGCCTGAGCTATTTCCGTGGCGGAAGGGGTGCCCCCAGCGTCCAGCACACCCAAGTAACTGAGTGCGTCCGTTGCCATGGTCGTGAGTGAGATTGGGTTGGGCATTGGTCCCGGCCTTTTTCGTTAGTCTTGCGCTTCGACGTGCTGGCCGCGCCGCTTGCGCGGCTCCGGCGTGCCTTCGAGGGCTTCCACCTTGCCGCGCAGCCGCATCAGTTCGGCGTCCTTGTCGCCAACGGTTTCATCGCTGACCGGGGGCAAGGTGGCGTAATCCGTCACCCACGCCGAACAGCCGCGCGGGGCGCGTTCCGCCAACGAAGCCTTTTCGTGTTCAGCCGAGAGGACCACGCGAGTCTCCACAAAGTCCGTGAACTTCGGCACGTCCTCGTATTCCTTCGTCTCACCAATGCGCTGCTTGATGGTCGTCGTGTTGCGCCGAAAGATCGTTTTGGGGTAGGCGTGCTTGATGTAGTTGCGCGTGTAGCCACGTTGGGCCATCGCCGTCTCCTGGTCGCGGTTGGTGACGCGAATTGGCTGGTGGGTGGCGTGGTACATATCGCGGGGATAGCCGCCGTTCTTGCCGCGCATCAGGTCCAACTGATCGATGCCAAGGGGCAATTGATTGGTCGCCCGGTTGTCGTTCAACTGCGCCAGAATCTCGCGTGTAATCTCTTGTTCAGATGCCATAGTTTCCTCTATGTTCGGTTAGGGGTTGAAAAAGTGGGGCGGTTGACGGTCCCGCCCCAGATCGCCGGAGGTTCTACGGCAAGGTGGTTGCAGCAGCGTAATGCACGATCAGGCCGGGGGTGTTGATGGTCATGGCCGACGCCGCCGACTGCACGAACGGCAGCTTGTACACCAAAATCTGGTTGTCGGTGGACAACGTGACAGGGGTACCGAGAGCCGACTTGATGGGCAAGAACGAACCCGCCGTGGTCACTGTGGTGATGAGCGTGGGGACCGTGTTGGTGATCGTTCCGCCGAAGCTCACCGGCGTGACCGTGGATACAGCCGCTCCCGTAGCCGGGGTGGCGAACGAGATGCTGCCCAGAGTGGCCGTACCGATGGACGTGGGGGCCGTGGTCTGCGAACCGTAGTAGCCCACGATATCGGTAATGACCGCGCCTTGCAGTGCAGTCACAGCCGTGGGGATCACGATATTGCAGGTCAGGGTATTGGTGCCAGCCGCCGCGTTGCTGGTTCCGTTGAGGACGAACACCGTCGACGCGCCCACCTGAATGTAGGTGTTGGTCGTGGTGAGAGTCGTCGGGGCGAACGTGCAAGCGCTGGGCGGGACGTAGAACGTCTTATCCGCCTGCCCGCTCCACCGGCTACCGATGCAGTTGATGACGCTTCCTGGGAACGCGCCACCGCTGGCGGGGCCGGTGTAGATGATCGGCAACGTGTACTGCGCCGAAGCCGTGCAAGCGCCAGACGGCATGGTGGACGTGAATGCACCCGTGAACGGGCGGCTGGAGTCCCCGGTGCCGGTCGAGGCTTGACCGATCCACACTTTGGAAGAGGCGGCGTGGGCCATTTGCGCGGTACCGAGTTGCGCACGCTTCACCTTGTAGCAGGTGGCGGTACTTCCCTGGCTTGTGATCTGCGCGGCCTCGCGGTCCACGAAGAAGTAGGAGGCGTTGCCGCTGGTGGAGGCAAGCACAACGCCCGACGCGCTGGCGATACACCACTCGGCATTCGTGGTGGAGGTCAGGGCGCTCGAAAGCGTGGTGCTGGCAGTAGTTTGCTGGCTGAATGCGGCGAAAGCCGAAAGAACCAGCATAATGAGGATTTTGGGCATGGTTTTTTTCCTTTTTGGCTTTCGCCGTCAGTTCAAAATGGTGTAGTTGAGGCACATGGCATTCGTTACCGGACCCGATGCCGTGGTAATCGTGAAAGATGTTCCAGCCGTGCGGGCGCTGACCCATGCGGCGATGTTCGTGGTGTTACAGGTGATGCCGAGGTCGCTTCCGAGGCTGGAATCCATGGTGATGACGATGCGAGACTTGGCCGTTACCGCCGTTGTGTTGACCACGAGCGAGGTTGCCGCCGCCGCCACCGCTACAGCCCCGACGACGGACGCCCCGCAAACTGCGGGTGACGCGCCGCTGGTGCAATTGACGAAACTGGCACCTTCAACCAGATGGGTACTATCGCCAAGCCGACCACTACCGCTGGTCCAGGGCTTCAGTCCGCCGTCTTGGTCAACAAACCAGCGCAGCGCACTGGTCGTAGATCCGTTTGACGTGGTCGAAAACTGAACGCGAGTTCCCTGAGCGCTGTCCGTCCATCCCTCAGTAGCTGCAACGGCAACCGCGCCGCGCGAGCCGCTTGCGAATCCCGTCGCACCGTAACCAGTGCCAGAAAGATTCAGCAGCAGTTGAGCGTCGGTGACAGCACTGGGAGACGCTGGACTGCCGTTTGCTCGGCTACCGCGAACAACTGGAGTAGCGCCGGGTCCGAACCCGTTCAACAGCACAGCGGTCTGAGAGTTGGTCTTGCCGGTAACCGTGAGGTTGCCGATGCTCGTCCACTGACTCGAAATGCAGTCATATGGCGTTCCAGGTACACCCCCAAGCGAGGCGGACCCAACAAACAACACCGGAAGGGTGAACTGATCGCCAGATACGCAGGAGCCGGTCGGCAGAGTCGTGATGAACGCACCAGTGAACGGGCGCGAACTATCACCGCTCGATGTAGATGGTTGGCCCACCCAAACGATAGACGCCGCCGAGTGAGAGGCGACAGCCGAACCCATCTGGCCGCGCTTGACCTTAAAGCAGGTCGAGGTGTAGCCAGCGCCGGTAACCTGAACTACTTCCCGGTCAGCCAACAACAACGACCCAGAGGCGCTGCTGGCGGTGTTGGGGACGATGACGCCGGTAGCCGAGGCCAAGCACCATTGAGTGCTGGATACAGTGTTGACGGCGCTCGATAGAGTCGTGGATGTGGTGGTCTGCTGCCCGTAGGCGGCCACGGCGAACAAAAGCGCTGCCCAGAGTTTGAGTCGCTTCGCGTAATTGCTCATTGCTGTTGCTCCTTCCAGTACATGGCGATTTGGATGTCACCAGCCGAGATCGAACACGAGATGGTGATGTTTTTGGTTGTGCCGATGCCGACGAAGCCGGAAGCGGTCATGTCAAGGTCGAGTGTGTAGGACGATCCGACCTGTACGAGAGAGTAAACCGGAGAGGTGGCTGTTCCGGTGCCAACGTCGGACGCCGCGTAGGCCGATAGACGGGAGAACGCCGCCGCGCCGTTGGTCTGGCGAATGGTCGTAGCCGTAGCCGTGGGAGCCGTGCCGCCTTGCCTAGTGACGCAGGTTCCAGCCGTCGTGGAGACGACGACAGCGCGAACGCCTTGCATGTAGACCGGCGTGCTTTGGTTCTGCTGAATGGTCAGCTTGTCCGAAGTCACGCCTGTTTGCGAGGAGATCGCCATAAACGTCGCTTGCTGCGCAAGGCAGGCAAGTGAGGCGAAAATAATGAGTAGGATTCTCATGGTGGTTCCAAAAGGGGCGGCGAACCGCCCCCGCTGGTTTAGCTGTTGATGCGCACGCCGCCTTCGGGGTACATCGGGCTCGCGCCGTAGTACACATCGAAACGGTTGATCCACTGATCGCGTACCGCGTCGAACAAGCGCACGAAGCGCAGCGAGACGCCGCTGGAGTTGTCGTTCGCAGCGTACCCCATATCGACGCCCTTGGGCACGTCACCGGGGAAGCTCATGAAGGCGTAGGCTTCCGGCGTCCAAAGCAACTGCTGACGGGTGGCCACGCCAGCGATGGCAGACTGACCAGCCGCCGCCACGCCGTACACGCTGACCAGAGCGCTATCGGCGGGGGAGCCGGTGCAGTTCTGATACTGGCCGCTGGGAACCATGGCCGGATAGACCGACACCGAACACAAACCGCCGCCATCCGAGTTGGCGATGGCCTGCACAACCTGCTGGAACGGCTGTCCGGTGGAGAGGCGGCTTTGCGGGTTGACGTTGAAGACGCCCGAGTAGCTGATCACATCGCCAACGTTCAGCACGCCGGTCACGCTGGGGGTCCAGCCCTTCAGGTTGATCGTCGTTCCTGTCTGGTTCGCGCCGTCAACGGCAGGCGTTCCACCGAGAGCGCCGATGGTCTGCGTCGGCAGGTTCTCGTCCACGTACCACTGGTAACCGAGGGCGTTGGACACCTGCCCGGTGGACCACTGTTCGCTCAACTTGCCAGACGGGTTGAAGAACGCCTTCGCGTAGGTGTTCCAGCCGACTTCGGCACCCGCCGTTAGCGCCATCACCTTCTTCACGCCACGGCTGAAGCCGTTTTCGGTCAGCAACCGGCCAGCCTGCGAGTACGTCAGGAACGCATCGGAACCGGACAGACCCGGAATGACGCCCACGGTGCCGACGTTGTTGGCGGTGTTCAACACGGCCATCTGCGCACAACGCAAGTCGAGCTTGTTGGCAATGGATTCACCGGCCTTGGCGAGATACCGATTGCGGAAATCGTCGATGCTAAGGTACAGTTCGGCGGTCGAGAACTCGAAATCAACGCCGCTCTGCTGGTTGATGGTGATGGGCACCTGAGTATCGGAAAGGCCCTCGGGCTGGAACGCTTGACCGTCGCGGCCAATGAAGCGCTGCGGCTTGCGCACGTACAGCGTATCGCCGATCTTGTCGCCCTTTTTGCCGAATTCCTTATCGCCATCGCGCCAGAAGTTCTTGACGATGCGCAGATCGTTCTTCAGGACGGACAGCGTTTCGTAGGTGATGACCTGGGAGGTCAGAAGCTGGTTAGACATCGTTTATCCTCGTTTTCGTTGTTTTTCCCGCATCCGCTCGTACTCCTCAAGGCTTTTGGCCTGGGTGATGTCGTCGTTGGCTTCCGATGCCGAACCGCCAATGTTGCGGATCGGTGCCGGCGCCTTCGAGACGGGCGGCGCGGTGGGTTTCGGTTCAGGTTTGGATAGCCGATCATCGATCTTGCCGAGTTCAACGAGTTGACGGGCCTTCGAGAGTTGCGAGATGCGCTGGATTTCAGCGGGATCGGACAGAACAGCGTGGAGAGCATCCAGCGTGTCGAACTCCTCCATGAAGTCTTGGATCGCGGGCACCATCGACGCCGGAATTTGCCGGGTCATGATATCGTTGAAGTCCTCGAATTTCTCCATGGCCGCTTGGACTTTGGTTTGCACCTTGTCCTGCATTTCCTGCGAACGCTTGGCGTGTGCCGACTCTTCCGCGCGTTTGGCCGCTTGGGCCTCCCGCCAGTCCTGTACGGCGTCATTCCAGCGCTCTTGCGCGTCCTCATACGTCTCGTCTGCCTTCAGCGCGTTTACAAAGTCCTTCAAGAGAGGCCTGCCGTTGGTGGCTTCCGGCTTTTTGTCCACCTGAGCGGCGGCGGGCGCGGCTGGGGTTGCCTGCTGTGCCTTCCATCGCTCGAACTCTTCCTTCTGGGCCTTGAGCTGATTCGTCAACTCGGCGATTCGGCCTTCGGCGGTGCGATCCCGCTTCGGCTTTCCTGCCTTTTCTTCGGAGTCGCCCGGTGTCTCCAGCTTTACGGGCGGTTCAGTCGGTTTTTCTGCGTCGGCAGCAGTTTTCTCGTCTTCAACCTTGGGCGCAACCTTCGCGGCCTCGTAGGCTTCAAACGAGTCGAGTTCCGGCTGCGGAACGGGTGTCTCGATAATGTCTTGGATGGCTTCCATATTGATTTTCCTTACCGGCTGATTGCGGCCAGCCGTGGCCGGTTATGCGACGGGATACCAGAGGTTGTCGCCAAATTTCACAAAGGTGACGACATCGCCCGCAGCCGTGGGGCCGTAGGCTTTGCCGATCTTATTGTCAGTCGCCGCGCTAGTCGCCCAAGAGACGGCCCCGCTAACGATAAAGGTGCGCCGTACCCCAGCCCTCGCGGTAACGCCGTTCATTTCGGTGATTGGCGTACCGGAGGCGGTGATGGGGATGACCTGCTGCTCATCTGCCAGCGGCAAAGTGATGGTCGCAGCAGCCACAATCGCGGTCAAAGTCGGCTGGTTGTATGCCTGATTGCCGGATACCACGGCAGTTCCAGAGCCGGTCGCCGCCACGTCATTGATCAGCTTTGGGACGCCCGTACCGGATTGGTTTCCGCTGATGAGGGAAGCCACGAGAGCGCCTGTAATGCCGATCATGGCCGTACAGTTCCCGCCCTCGCTCGTCGCGCTGTTGCCGCTGACGAAAACGTTGGTCATTGACGGGTTTGACAACTGGATAGCGTAGTCTGGCGGGGTGGCGTAGACCGCGCCTTCCATGCGAACGCGATTTCCGAGAATTTCGATGTTTTTGCAGCTAACGCTACCGCCGATGACAAGCGCGGGCGATGCTCCCAGGGTGTAGACGTGGTTGTCGCTGATGGTGATGTTGCTGCAATCCTGCACCAGTACGGCGTAATTCTGCGTGCGCAGGTAGTTCGCCGTGATCTTGACGCAGTTGGAGCCGTAGGTGGGTGTTCCTGTTACTATGACGCAGCCAGTGCTGGCCGTATCCTGGTCGAACAGGTTTCCAACCACCACCATTTCATTGACGACCGCAGCAGGGCAGTTGATGACGAGATGCGCAAGGCTGGCTTGCATCCAGTTCGCTGCAATGACGCCGCCTCCAATGATTCCTTCAAGCCAGATCAGGCCAATCGACGTGCGACCGTCGAAGTAGTTGTTGACGATCTGAATGGCAGCGGCAGAGGTCGCTTCCGAGTAGCACGCGTACCGTCCAACGTTGCGGAAGTAGTTGTTCTGAGCCCGAAGGAATCCACCAGGCCAATCGCACACGACCGCATCCCAGACTTGGTAGAAATCGCAGTCCCACACGTTGACATCGGCATCACCGTTGTATTGTGGCGTGGTTCCGACAATCCCGATACACGTCCCAGCGGTCTGGCCAGCGGTGAGAGACCGGAACCCCATGTTCGTGATCGTCAATCCCCACTCGTCGGAGAGGAACACGTTCGCCGTCGCTTCGCGGATCACGATAAGCGTGGCGTCCTTGCCCTGCCCGTTAAGTTGCAGTTTCCGTGGATTCCAGACACGCAGCGCATCGTAGGAGATCGAACCTTGAGGAACCGTCAGCGACTTGTAGGAGGTGGCGTAGATCGCTTCCTGAATGCCGCCTGAAGCCGATTGCAGCGCCCAAGAGCCAGCCGCGTAGGACAGCGCCGGGGTGAAGGTGATCGAAGAAGCGCCCACCGCCGTGATCAGGTACGCTTTCCGCGCCGATCCGGTCACGACCGAAACGTAGTGCTTATTGACGCTGGATCCGTTGATGCCAGCGGGCATCGGGGTAAGCGTGATCGTAGCCGGAACGCCAGCCGTGAGCGCAATCGACGCTCCGGGGGTGCGCGTCCATGCGTAGGCGCTCGTTACATCGCTGGCCGTGAGAGACGTTCCCGCCGATGACGTTCCATCCGCAGGCTGCACAAGTTGAGACGTGCTCACCTGCCGGAAGTAGATCACGATTTTCCCTTTTGCGAGAGGCACGCTGTTACCGCTGATGCTGGCCGTGATGCCACCGTATGCCGGGGGGATATTGGAGGATACGCCGAACGCATACGAAATGGCCGAAAGCCCAACTCCAGCGCCTTCGAGTATGTCAATGCCCTGCGAATTGTAGATGCGGACCGTGTAGCCGTCCGTGGGGGCGATGTCACCGATGGAAACGGCCACGTTGGCCACCACAAAGCCGTCACAGGCGTATTTGGCCGTGGGGAACGCGGTATTTGGCACGCTGCCATTGACCGCATCGCCCACCCAGTTCATTTCGATGGCGACGACATTCCCGTTGTTCAGGCTATTGTTGGCGACTTTGACGCTACCCGGCATTTAGTTGGTCCTCTTCGTTGGCGT